CGCATGGACGCGCAAGGAAGGCAAGTCCGAGAAGGGTGGCTTGAACGCCAAAGGCCGAGCTTCCTATAACGCAGCAAATCCGGGCAAGCCGGGGTTGAAAGCACCTCAGCCCCAAGGTGGCAGTCGCCGCGATTCTTTCTGTGCAAGGATGAGTGGGATGAAAAAGAAACTGACATCCGCAAAAACAGCGAACGACCCGAACTCTAGGATTAACAAGAGTCTTAGGGCATGGAACTGCGCTGAGGGCGGCTACATTAAATCTGCTGACGGTATAGCCCAAAAAGGAAAAACCAAAGGAAGAATGGTATGAACAAAAGAACTCCCGCCAGAGAAAAAGCTGAATACATGGAAACAGAACGCACGTTTCCAATGGCAATGAAATTAGCCAAAGAAACCCCGCTTATTGGCAAAAGTCCTAAAGACGCAGTTAAAACTGCCCTTACTCCTGTGGCGGCAATGGTTGATATGGTGACGGGGCCAAAAAGACGTTCTGAAGAAGATATGTCAGAACTTACCCGTGAAGTTGCCCGTGGCGATAAGATGAAAAAAGGCGGTAAGGTTTCCGCATCTAGCCGTGCAGACGGTATAGCCCAACGTGGCAAGACCAAAGGAAGGATGATATGAATCCAGAAGTTAAAGCAATTACTGATGGGGCGGCTCTTACAGTCACGCTCTCTAGTGTGATGGGCTGGATGACTCCAGTAGCTGCGCTAATTGGTAGCCTTTTAGGTATTGTGTGGATGTGTATCCGCATATACGAAACCGAAACCGTTAAAAACTTGTTGGCTAAGTATGCCAAGCACGAGTAAGAAACAGCACAATTTCATGGCTGCGGTGGCTAACAATCCAGCGTTTGCTAAGAAAGCAGGAGTCCCACAATCCGTTGGGAAAGATTTTAGCAACGCCGATAAAGGCAAAACGTTTAAACAAGGTGGAGATATGGCAACCAAAATGAACCCCGGATTTATGGCGATGATGGCTAAGAAAAAAGAATCTAAGCCTATGGGTAAACCAACAATGAAACCCGGCATGAGTACAGCTAAGGATGGCATGAAAAAGCCTATGGCTGGCATGATGGGCATGAAAAAAGGCGGCATGCCTATGGTGATGAAAGATGGAAAAAAAGTTCCAGCTTTTGCCGCAAAGAAAATGATGGGCGGCGGAATGGCCTACTCTAAAGGCGGTTCAGCCTCTTCTCGCGCCGACGGTGTTGCCACTAAAGGCAAAACAAAAGGCAAGATGCTGTCTAAGGGCGGCGCAACTAAAAAATACTGTTAAGGAGTTACCATGAAAAAAATGAAACGTTATGAAAAAGGTGGCGTGACCGAAGGTCAAAACACAGATATTGACGACGAAACTCGCACCCGTGCAATGAAGTCTGTGGAAGCCGGAATGATGGAGAAAGAGCCTGAAGAAAACTTCAAATCTACTCCAAGAGCTAAACCAGCAATGCCCGCGTTAAGTGCTGCTTCTTCAAAACCTAAATCAACCCAGTATGGAGCAAGTGTTCCATCCCTTGCTGCTTCTACCACCTATGGTGGCGGCTTAGGACGTAGATCTAATCCTGAGTATCCAGAAGACGCTTCTAAGGCTATGGCTGACATGAAGAAAAAATCTTCTCCTGATGTGACCAAGATGTCTGCCAATGAGCGCACAAAGCAAAATATTGAAGACACAAAACAAAACATTAAAGAAAATCTTGCAAGCGCTAGATCGGGTAGCGGCAAAACTGATTCCCGATCTGTTAATGAGCGCATCCGTTCTGGCATCCGTTCTACTTTTGGTTTTGCTAAAGGTGGTTCTGTTTCTGCATCTAGTCGTGCTGACGGCATAGCCCAGCGTGGTAAGACTCGCGGAAAGATGATTTAATCATGCCTAAAGCCACTCCCCAACACATAGACGATAAGACTAGCTACAGAGACTACAAGCCTCCAGTTGCGGGCAGTGGTATTAAGGTTGATCCTATGCCCCTTTCTAAAGGGACTAAAGAGGATTACATGGGGAAGAGTAAGTCCAAAGATGATATGACCTTACCCCTCAGTAAAGGAGCTAAGGAAGACTACATGGGTACGAGTAAGCCAAGCAAAAAAGCCGATGCGGATATTGTTCCGTTGGCTAAGGGTGGCATGACTGCTTCTTCCCGTGCTGACGGTATTGCTCAACGAGGTAAAACTCGTGGAAAGATGTGTTGATATGGCAACTGCAAAACCCGCAACTAGCGTAGTTAAGTCTTTAAAAAAGGCCGGGTTTTACGGCGCAAGTGAACCCAAACGGCTGGCTATTATTAACAAAGTTACAACCAAGCCCCAGCGGATAAAAATGGTTGATAAATTGTTTTTAGCTAAGAAAGTTAAAGGTGGTAAAAAATGATTTCAAGCAGAGGAATGGGGTCTATTAGCCCCTCTAAAATGCCCAAAGGCAAGAGAGTTGCCCGAAGGGACGACACTGATTTCACTGAATATAAAAAAGGTGGATTGGCAAAACAAGCAGCTACGGCTATTGCCATGAAAGAAGCGGGTAAGAAGCCCAAGAAGATGTCTGCTGGTGGTGATTTAAAAGAAGTTCCAGCAGAGAATATTGGTTTGTCGAAGCTGCCCACTGAAGTGCGTAACAAAATGGGCTATATGAAAGACGGCGGAAAAGTAAAATCTAAAGTAAACGAGGCGGGTAACTATACCAAGCCTGAGTTACGCAAACGGATTTTTAACAGTGTTAAAGCTGCGGCAATCGCAGGTACAGGCGCAGGGCAGTGGTCAGCACGTAAAGCTCAGGTTATGGCTAAACGCTACAAAGCCGCAGGTGGGGGCTACAGAGATTGAAAGCACCACAGCAATCCCTTAAAAACTGGGGCGATCAGAAATGGCGTACCAAGTCGGGAAAGCCGTCGTCAAAAACTGGTGAGCGTTACTTGCCAGAGGCAGCAATTAAGTCTTTAAGTTCTAAAGAGTATGCGGCAACTACCAAGGCAAAGCGTGCAGGTAAAGCCAAGGGCAAACAGTTTGTGGCTCAACCCAAGGGTATAGCAAAGAAAACAGCAGGATTTAGATAATGGCATATACCTCCGGCAGTACCGCATTTAACCTTGACTTCACCGAGTTAGCGGAAGAAGCGTGGGAACGCGCTGGACGGGAGATGCGTTCAGGATATGACCTAAGAACCGCACGCAGATCGATGAACCTGATGACCATTGAATGGCAAAACAGGGGCATCAACATGTGGACGATTGAGCAAGGCTCTATTGACCTAGTTGCGGGTTTAAACACGTATCCAACCCCGACAGATACCATTGACCTGATGGATCATGTAATCCGTACTGGGGCTAACAGCGCCAGCACACAGTCCGATTTAACGATCACCCGCATCAGTTCTTCAACCTATGCCACGATCCCTAATAAATTACAGCAGGCTCGTCCTATCCAGATTTTTGTTCAAAGGAACTCTGGCGAGACAAACCCCGCCAATTCCACGTTAAGTACAACCATCACCGCCACAAGCACAGAGATAACTCTCAGCACCACGGTTGGATTGGCTGCGGCTGGGTACATTAAATTAGATAATGAGACTATCTACTATCAGTACATTACAGGCAATACCCTATATGTATGCTCTAGGGCGCAGAACGACACAACGGCAGCAGCCCATACATCAGGCATTCCGGTGTATGTTCCCCAACTCCCTGCTGTAACCGTCTGGCCTACCCCAGATGACTCCACCTCGTATCAGTTGATCTATTGGCGCTTACGGCGCGTGCAAGATGCTGGGGCTGGTATACAGACTGGCGATATGAATTTCCGCTTCCTACCCGCCGCTGCGGCAGGATTAGCCTATCAAATTGCAGCCAAGGTTCCTGAACTGATGCCACGGGTTCAAATGCTTAAAGAGATGTATGACGAGCAATTCAACCTTGCCGCTGGTGAAGACCGCGAAAAGGCAGCAATTAGGTTTGTTCCTCGTCAATCATTCATTGGAGGGGGTAGCGCTTAATGGGCAATAGATTTGCTTCTGGCAAATACAGTATTGCCATGTGCGACCGTTGTGGTCAGCGCTACAAACTCAAGGAGTTAAAGAAGGAAATCATCAAGACAAAGCTGTACAACATAAAAGTTTGTCCTGAGTGCTGGGATCCAGATCAGCCTCAGTTGCAACTAGGTATGTATCCAGTTGATGATCCGCAGGCTGTGATGGATCCACGTAATGACGGCACGTACGTGACTGCGGGTGTGAATGGATTGCAGGATAACCTATCTGGTTTTGGCGGGTATCCAACAGGAGGTTCTAGGGACATCCAGTGGGGCTGGTATCCGGTGGGTGGATCGAGTGAATTTGATGTGCCTTTAACACCAAATAACTTGGTGGGAACGACAAGTGTTGGTACAGTAACGGTTAGCGTA